TGGTGCGGGTAACTTGCAAGGGGGATAGGAATGGGGAAAATGGGGGATTTTGTTAGCTATATGTAAGCTACGGAACATAATTATGAACAATTCAGGATAATATAAGACTATATTTTGTTGATTGCATTCACTAATTCTTTGGGGGTAACGTGGGTATAAACCTTTTCGGTCAAGTCCATTTTCGACTTGTGACCGACTATTTTTTTGATGATTGTGTGGTTCACATTTGCCGATACAAGCATTGAAATGCAGGTGTGTCTTGTTTCGTGTATGGTGTGGTCTAAACCTAAATCATTTTGCAGAGGTGTCCAGTAGTTGCGTTTAAAGTTATCGTATTTCAGCGGCTTGCCATTGGTGTTATTCAGAACATATCCACATTGAGAATCGCTGATGAATTTCTGCCAAAACGGCAATACTTTGTCTGCTATAGGCACGGTTCGTACACCTGAATCGGTTTTTGAACTTTCAACAAAGAAAGTCTGTTCGTCAAGGTTTACATTTGAAATTTTTAGGTCGAGCAATTCAGACACACGCACTCCCGAATAAATCAGCATAAGCACTATTTTTACCGAATCAAGATTTGAATATTCCCACAAAAGATTTATTTCGCTTTCCGAAAACTCCCTGCGTGCTCGTTTTGTTTCATCTGACTTGGCATTGATTTTCAATTTTTCTGCAAGATTGTTATGTAGCGTATCGTGAAATATGCAGTATTCGTAGATTTTGTTCAACAGAATTTTAATTCGCCTAACCGATTGATAACCGTTGTGGCAGTTATCGAGAACCCGTTGCATATCAATGATTTTTATATCGGACATCTTGCGATTGTATAACATTGAGCATTGTTTGTATGCCGCATTATACTGTCTTTTGGTGTTCGGATTTGTGTCTTCGGTGATGAACTCCTTGTACCAAAGTTCGTAAATTTCTGAAAAAGTGCGTCTTGCCGAATCAACATCAAACGGGTTTTGATTGTAATCAGCAAGAGCGTTCAGAGCTTTCGGCTTGTTGGGAAAGTAGCCTATAACTCTGCGTTCCTGATTGCGTGTTTCTTTGTTGTAGCCTATTGTCACGCAGGCAACCCACGGATTGCGCCTGTTTCCGCTAAGCTTATAAACAGAGCCGTAGCCGTTAGGCAGTTTCATTTTATACACTCCTTTTGTTTAAAAAAGGGTGCAAAAATCCCTTGTGCTTTAAATTACTTGAAAAACACAAGGGAATGTGATACAATTATTTTGCATTAAACTGCATCATCTGCACCCTGTGTAGGTGATTCCGCTCTGTTCGAGGACCAGTCGAGCAGGGCGGATTTTTTTATTGCTTTATCAACTCATCAACTGTGACATTGAATATTTCTGATAATTTAATCAAAGTTTCAATTGACGGTTGCATTTTACCTTTTTCATAATTAGAAATCGTTGTGCGGCTAAGGCATAATACCTTGCCCAAATATTCTTGAGTGAATTCTTTATTGGTTCTGAGCCTTTTTAAATTATCACCAAAAGCCATTGTTTACACTCCTTTTTTCGTGATTTTTATTTGAATTGTATATACAAACAGATGAAAATCATTATAATGAGAATAGGGGGTGAGTTGTGTGAAAAAATTAAAAAATATATTTAACATAGTAGTATTTAAATATATTTATGTTTCAGTTTTATCTCCTATAATTGTTGTTATTTTCTGTGATATGAAATTTTGTTTCATTGAAAAATTCTTTACTAATAATTCAAATGCAAGTAATTTAGCTGGAATTTCGGGTACTTTTGTAGGATTTTTACTAACAGCGGCAACCGTATATTTAGCGCTACCTTCTGATAGTAAATTCAAAAGTTGGTTTATTAAATATGGTCATCATAAAATATTTATGAAAATTATTTTATTTGGAACAATATTCTTTATGATACCTATTATATCTTGGATTTGCGATACAACTGCTATGAATTATATTGGAATGTATGGCTTTATAGCAGGTAGTCTTGAAGTGCTAGCGGCAATGTATTATCTATATAACCTTATAATCAAAAATTCTTTGTAACCTAACTTAGCTGTTTGTTTGATTATAAAGTAATTGGATTTCTTTTTCAAATGTTTTTTTAATAAAACCTATATTTCCTGTAGGGCTGCCATCTATTTCAATTTGAGCACTTCTATAAAGCACCTTTTCTAAAATATCAAAGACCTGTTCGATGCCGTCCTGTGAATCTCCTACAATCTTGTATTTTTTGTATTTCTCACTTTCTGCAGATATTTGTTTCAAAACATCTGGAAAATTTGCACCGGTATGTTTAATTTTTATTTTAAATTCTAATTTACTTACTTCAATAGAATTATCCTCATTATATTGTTGCATATTTTTAAAAGTGCGCTCTGATTCGGCAGGATTATATGCCGCCTCAATAGCCTTTACTTTTGAAAACTTTTTAATAGCGTCATCTATGGAATCTACAGTATACGGAAAAAAGTAAATGTGATAATTTTCCTCAAAGAGAAATTGATTGATAATATCAGTAAATTTTCCTGATTGTTTATTAGATATTATTGAAGTCATACACTTGTTTAAATCGACATAGAAGAACGAGTAATATTCAAATATTACTTTTTGACTATTAAAATCTATTTCTTCAGGTGTATCATTTTTTACAAGTGTTAATTTCATAAATTTATTTGTTGAATCATCTTTTTTAAGAAAAGTCCCAAATATGTAATTGTCATCAAATGAAAGTATTTCAATTCCATATTGATCATCACGTGATTTATATACCCCTGTTTTTGGAAATCTTTTTGAAAACATTTTTCGTAATACATCAGTATCACTATCACCATCTGCAAAAAGGGTACACTTTGGGACAGTTTTGAAAAAATAAATTGTCTTTTTTATTGTTTTCAACGACATAAATTTCACTCCCTATATTGACATAATATGATAATATATTATATAATTTTGTTAGGAGTGAAGAAACTGAACACTTTTTATTCCTACTTGACCGCTCATAGTGCCAGCTGTGGGCGGTCTTTTTTTATTTTATAGTTTATTCAGAAACCTTTGCCTCACCTTGTTTGAGCTGTTCGGCTATTTTTACAAAATTAAGCATAGGTAATATAATCTGACCTGACGCAAAAGATAAAGATGTCATATTTATTATATGGGAACGAGCTATTGAATACAGAGATGAATTACCGTTAAGAAACAACATCTGTTCAAACATTTCCTTGTCGTCACCGTCGAATTTGAAGATACCTTCAACAACAATTGAAAATTCTATCTTCTTATTTGATTTTTTGCTTTTTGTTATTGAATGGATCCTAAGTTGTAAAACACCGACATAGGCGTCGTCACGCTTTTCAATAGCGTGTCCGACATCTCCTAATTCTAATGATGTTTCGGTATCTTCTTTTGACGGAAGAGTTACAAAGTCATTTTCTATGGTTAATTCAGGAACTCTTGTATTTAATAATTGTAATGTAGCTAATGAATCTCTTATATCCATAATTATTAACCTGCCATTTCTAAAAGAGATAAATATTTAAAGTCATTTAAATCAATCTTTGATAAATTTGAAATATCCGATTTATTCAACTCTAAACTAATATCCTGAACATTGTCCATTATATTGTCTTTAAAAATTTCAAAATTACAATCCAAATCCAGCTTTTCTAATATGTTACAAATGCTTTCAATGGTAAAATTATAATCACCGCTCTCCCATTTTGAAACCATTCCTTGTGTAACGCCCATAAACTTAGCAAATTCTTTCTGTGTCATATCTCTGTTGCATCTTTCAATTGCAATTCTTGATGATATATCAGAAATAATATAAGCGGCTTTAATTTCAGCCTTGGATAAGCTGTCGGCAAAAGTTTGAATAAAGTCTGTCATAGTGTTTGTGTTTTTCATTTTATGCTCTCCTTATATCGTTCTTGTGCTATTGGTATCGCATTTTTGTAATTTGTTTTCTGCTTTCCACCTCGCTCGTAAAAACCATATAACAGTATGGTACCGTTACTGTCTATTGAATATAATATTCTAATGTTTGCCTGCATTTTTATTCTCATAGAATACAAATTACTGCTGCCTTTTAAACTTTCAAAAATATTTGACTTTTTTAACGGTGCCATATCTTTAAATTCATTTAACAAATTAAGATTGGTCATAAACTTTTTAAGAAAAGAAGCTGTGTTACCGCTTTTTTTAATTATATCGTTTATATCAGAAAACAAGTCATCGTGAAATCTGATGTTTTTAAAGCGTTCATTCAGTTCCTTTTTTAGGTTCATCTCATTCATATTTTATGTTCCTTGTGAATATAATATTACTTATAGGTAATAAAATCAAGCTTTTTCAAGAAAATTTTGAAAAAACAATTTATTTTACTGTAAAGCCTTACTTACTTCTTTTACAAGACCGAGGATTTGAACACGGGTGACGTCGTTATTTTTGAACACTCGTGGGGGATAGTAGGGGTTGACTGAATGCAACTCAACGGTGTTATCGTTGTAAAGGACCTTTTTAACAACAGCCTCTTCATCGTCAACGAGGACTGCGGCAATCTGACCGCTGTCAACGGAAGTTTGCTTTTTAATAAGAATTTTACTGCCGTCATCAATCAGAGGGCTCATAGAATCACCGTGAACATTTATCCATATATATTTATCCTGTTCTGAGGGGCAGGTGATGTATGTAGGCATATAGTCAACAGGCACATCCTGAGCTATCACTCCGAACCCTGCCGAAATGCTGTCATATACCGGTCGCATAAATACATTTGTTTGCGGAAGGGGGGTTGCTTGGTCTTCTTCTTTGTTTTCTCTTTCCATAGAAACATTATCAAAACCCATTAGCCAAGCCTCGTTTACATCAAGGGCTTTAGCCAATAAATAGGTTCTTTTTTGTTTCGGCTTAAATTTTCCCGACATATATTGGCTCATTGCGGACTTAGGTATATTAGTCTTTTTACAAAGTTCCTTTTGAGTAATTCCTTTTAGCTCCATAGCCTTTATTAACTGCTTGTGAAATTTAGCCATTATGCTCACCTCTTCTTTAATTGCATTATATAATAAAGTTTAGAAAAAATCAAGAAAAATTTGAAAAAAGTTTAGAAAAATTGAAATTAACTGTTGACAAAAGAAAATATATGCGTTACAATTAGTTTAGAAAATCTGAACAGGAGGTGATACAGATGTCGAATGAAATTTGCTTTAACTATGATAAGTTAAAGGGCAAAATCAAAGAGAAGTGCGATACCCATTCTAATTTTGCTAAACAAATGGGCTGGTCAACCACTACTATGACTGCAAAAATCAATAATAGTAGCGATTTTTCGCAGTCAGAGATTTTCAAGGCAGTTGATATTCTCGGCTTAAATACCGCAGATATTTCAACTTATTTTTTTACGCCGAAAGTTTAGAAAACTAAACTAACAAACCAACAAAAAACTGAATAGAGTGTGTTTCTATTCAGTCTTTATATTCTTATTAGGGGTGAGAAAATGGGATTTTTTAATAATTTATTCAACATAGAAAAAGCACCAACAGTCACCAAGACTGTCAGTGCACCTTATGTTCCACCTTATCCTTTAGAAAAAGATTTTTATACTTTTGATAAGGTAGAGTGGAGCGGAGCGTTACCACCTCATTCAATGACACTTTCTTTTGTACTTCCTTATTCCGATTGGTGCGAATTTGAAAAGTCAGACCTTTATCGAGATTTGGAGAATTATCTTCAGGAATTACAAAAACGAGGTAACCCGAATGAGAATGTAGGCACTCAAGATTGATAGGCAGATGTTCATTGTATGTCGGAACATACTCATCAACACCTTTTGCCTTGTGATGATAAGAATTAACTTCGTGGGTGTTGTAATCTTCGGTGTACTCTATGCCGTTCAGAACTAATTGAATGTCGGTAACAGAAATAGGCAGTTGCGATTTATTGTTAAGTTTATAATGAATGAAAAGTCTTTTCTTTCCCTGCATGCCTAATTTGTATGCGTATTCAAGCATTGTGATTTCCAAATTCACTTTGTGCGAAACAAAATAGTTAATCAGGTTTATTAAAGATATTAAAAAGCCTGCAATGCCTAAAATACCACTAATTATTACCCACATATAATCAGCTCCTTTGCTCGATTATAACATTCGCAAAAGATATTTGCAACACAACCAAAACTAAGGGGGTGAAAAATAATGCCAGAAAAAATTGACACTTTAATTTCTTTGTTATGTGAACATATAAAAAATTATGTTGAAGTTGACAACGGTAATGACGGCGATACTATCGCTAAATTAACAACAGCCCTTGCCGAGTTGGTGTCAGCAAGAACTGTGTGCCAATTAAGGAAAAGAGGTGAAGAAAGACGGAAGTAATAATAATTTTAGGACTGCTAATGCTTTGCACAGCTTTTGTTTCAGCAGTATTAGCAATAAAAATAGTAGCCGCCCATTTGTATAAAACAATAGACAGCTACCTTGATAAGCACGACGCTCAAATTATGGATCTGATTAAGTGGGCAAAGGAGAATGAAAATTGAACAAGTTTTTAATGTTTGTAGTGTTTATTCTCAACGCAATTATCTTACTTCTGCTGATTATAGCAATGCTTATCAAAGCAGGAGTTATCCGTTAAGAAAGAAGTATTCAAAAAGTACAATTAGAATTACTGATAATAGGAAAACCGCAATCAACGGCATTGAATATTTAGTAATTCCTAATATTAAAACTTTTATGTTTCGTGTTTTGTATGTATACATCTTTTTATCTAACGGTCTTAAAGGAATTCCTAAAGCACAACAACAATCGTCATATTCTTTGTCGACTAATTTTGAAATGCTTTGAAAGTTAATTTTATCTAATGGAAGAGAAAATACATAGCTGAGTTTTCCGCCAGCGATAAGTTTATTATCGGCAATAATATCTTCGCATTTTTCAACGGCTTGTTTAATTTCAAAAGTAATTTCCTTTTTGTACAAATGTTCTTCAAGCAGGTTGAATATGGGGAAAATCACTAATTCATATCGTTCTTTCAGATAGGTTTTGTTCTGTTCCTTTTTAAATAATATCCAAGAAAGAACCAAAGTGCATAAGGTTGAAACTGCGGATATTATTAAAGTCAACCACGATAAAATATCATTCATATTTACGCCCCCTTTCATAGTTAATCATAACATTTAAGGTCGTGTAAAGCAATAAAATAATAAAATATCGAAAAGCAGGTGAGAAAATGGCAAAACTTAAACTTATTGACACAAAGGACAAGTTCCTTCTTGAAATTGACGGAACAGAAATTCCGTATGTTACAAGCTATCAGATAACACGAACGGTCAGCGAGGTTGTACTGCTCAAGCTGGCTCTCAGCGTAGCTGATGTTGAATCAGTCGAAATCGTTTCAGACAAAATTACCAACGAAAAATAGGAGGCGAAAGTATGGACACAGTTCAGATGAACAAAAAAATCAAAGAAATTATGGATAGCAGTGATGTCTATTTGCTTTCTGAGGACGCCGCAAAGGCTATTGGAGTTGCTCCGCAAAACTTGCGTGAACAGGCAAAGGACGAACCCGAAAAATTGGGATTCAATGTAATTGTAGTCGGCACATCTATCCGTATTCCGAGAATACCGTTTCTCAATTATATTCTCGGTTCAAACCCAATGAAAGGAACGACACAAAATGGCATTTAAAGATTTACTTACACGCAGAAAGCTGCTCAAAGATATTGAAAACCTCAGAGCAGAGAACAGACATCTCAGTATTGAGCTGAGAAACGCAAGAACGGACCTTGCACTCGAAAAAACAGCGTCAAGCGATTATCGTCACGAGAACAGAGAGCTAAAACGCAAGCTCAAAGCACTTGAAACGCCTGAATCCGAAGCATTCAATTTTGAATGTATGGGTGTTTCAAATGTCAACTAAAAAAGAAAAATCCGCTGAAGCTCTGCAAAGCCTCAACGGATAGCAAGGATATAACAAATATCACAAATTTGATTATATCCTTTCTTACTCAAAAAATCAAGAAGAAAGGTTGAAAAATGTCAGAAATAACAGTAAGCGAACAGCATAAGCAGGCAATTGAACTGCATCAGAAGATAATTGTCAGCGCAAACCTTGCACAGCAGAACATATGGGATATGTGCAACGGACTTAAAACAATGCGTGACAACAAGCTGTACAAGGAGCTTGGATATCAGAACTTTGAGGACTACTGCGAGAATGAAGTAGGTATGAAACGCAGAAATGTTTATAACTATATTTCTATTGTAGAAAAAATAAACGCTGAAAATGTGCAATCGATTGCACAAATTGGAATGACAAAGCTATCACTTCTCGCCACAATCAGCGAACCCGAACAGGCTGAAATCGCTGAAAAGCTTGACCTTGAAAACACAACGGTCAAGCAGTTAAAAGCCGAAATTGACAGGCTGAAGGACGAAAAGCAGGAGGCAACCGACAAGAGCATTGACTATTGCCGACAGCTCAATAACGCTAAGAAAGACGCCGACTATTACAAACAGCAGGCGGACACTTCAAAAGAAAGCTATCGCAATATTGAAAATCAGCTTGCAGAGGAAAAGAACAAAAATTTTAAGCTGACAAATAAAGTTCAGGAGCTTGAAAGCCGTCCTATTGAAGTTGCCGTTGCAGAGCCGAGCGACAATGAACGCAGACTCAATGAAACGATTAAGGCTTTGGAAAGGGAGAACATTAAGCATTATGACGAACTCGAAGAAGAGTATCGCAATAACGAAAAAATCGTCAGAAAACAGCTTGAGGATGAAAAACAGGAGGCTCTTCGCAAACAGAAAGAGGAGTATGAAGAAAGGCTGAAAAATGTTCAGACTGCCGACGGTCCATCAGATGACAAGGATGTCTTTAAGGCATACTTTTCAATTGCATATGACAGCTTTATCCGTATGCTCGATTTCGCCAAGCAGTCACAGGACAAGGAATTTTTCAAAGGCAAGGTTGAACATTTAATAAAGGCGCTTGCCACACAAAACATAAATCTTTAAGGGGGAGCAACAATGAAACTTTATGAGCTTACCGAGATGTACTCGGATTTATTTAATCAGTTTGACGCTATCAACGAATGGGAACCCGATACGAACGCAGACGGAATGCCGATTGATGATGACGGCAACATTATTGCCAATGTGGACGCATACCGCAACAAGATGTTGACAGCGTGGTTCGATACTCTCACGGGTATTGAGGGCGAATTTGACGAGAAAGCTGAGAGCATTGCAATCTACTACAAACAGCTTCTTGCCGAGGCTAAAATGCTTAAAGCCGAAAAGGCGGCAATTGCAAAAAGACAGTCACAAAAAGAAAAACAGGCGGAGAGTCTTAAAACCTATCTGTTTAAGTCAATGCAGGCACTCGGCAGACAGAAGATTGATATGCCGAGAGCGGTTATGTCGCTTAAAAAGAACGCTCCAAGCCTTGTTATTGATGATGAAATTTCATTTGTTGAGTGGGCGGAGGAACACAACCTTGACCACCTCTTAAAGTACAATATGCCCGAAGTGAAAAAGAATGATGTCAAGGCTCTCTGCAAGAAGGGCGAAGAAATCCCCTTCGTACATATGGAAGCCAAGCAGTCATTAAGTATTAAGTGAGGTGTTATTTATGGGATTACCTGTATTAGTTTTAGGATATTCAGGCAGCGGAAAATCTGCCTCTTTAAGAAATTTCAAAGCAAATGAACTTGCTCTTGTGAATGTAAACGGAAAATCACTCCCGTTCAGAACAAAATTTACTTCTTCAATCAATTCCGACAACTACATTGATATTGAGGACTTTATCAAAAAGCAGAAATGCAAGTCGATTGCAATTGATGACGCACAGTATCTCATGGCTAACGAGTATATGAGAAGAGCCAAGGAAACAGGCTTTCAGAAGTTTACCGATATCGGTAAAAATTTTTGGGAGCTTGTGAAAGAGGTTGAAACTCTCCCGAATGACACGATTGTTTATTTTCTCAGCCATATTGAAACCGACGAAAACGGCAGACAGAAAGCTAAAACAATCGGCAAGTTGCTTGACGAAAAAATCTCGGTCGAGGGAATGTTTACCACGGTTTTAAAAACTGTTGTCGTTGACGGCAAGTATCTTTTTGCAACACAAACGGACGGTAACGATACCTGTAAAAGTCCGATAGGCTTGTTTGATTCAATGTACATATCAAATGACCTTAAAATTGTTGATGAAGCATTGAGAACATACTATTCAATGCAACCCGAACAATATTGTGATGAGTGCAAAGCACCGATACTTTCGGACGGTAAACGCACCGTTAAACAGATCATTGACGGCACAACAAAAAATTACGGCAGACAGCTCTGTATGCAGTGTGTTGCAAAGCTGATAAAGCAGAAGAAACAGGAAAAGCAGAGAGAGGGTGCAGACAATGCAACTTCGACCGTATCAAAATGACCTTGTTGAGCAGGTCAGACAGGCTTGGCGAGAGGGTTACAAAGCTCCTTGCATAGTTCTCGGTTGCGGTGGCGGAAAGTCCTGCATTGTTGCAGAAATTGCAAGACGAACAACTTGGAACGGGAAACGGGTGCTGTTCCTTGTTCACAGGAGAGAGCTTGTTGACCAAATATTTAGAACCTTTGTCCGCTGGGGTGTGCTTATGGATTTGTGCCAAATCGGTATGGTGCAGACCTTTACACGAAGATTGAAGAAACTGCCAAAACCCGCACTTATCATCACAGACGAAAATCATCACAGCCTTGCACAAAGCTACAAACGCATTTACGAACATTTTTCGGATGTTCCGAGGGTTGGCGTCACCGCAACACCTGTCCGATTAAACGGTGACGGTTTGGGCGATGTCAACGACAAGCTCATAATCGGGGTGAGTACAAAATGGCTCATCAAACATAACTGCCTTGCCCCGTATGATTACTATGCTCCGAGTGTTGCCGACCTTACAGGACTGCACACCAAAATGGGCGAATATGTAACAGCGGATATTGAAAAGGCAATGATTAAAAACACGGTGTTCGGTGATGTTATCAAATATTACAAACAGCTTGCAGACGGTAAGAAAGCCGTCTGTTACTGTTCCTCGGTAAAGCACAGTCTTGCAACGGCGAAGGCTTTTTGTGACGCAGGTATATCCGCAAGGCATATTGACGGAGCTACTCCAAAGGCACAGAGAGAACAGATTATAGCCGATTTCAGGAACGGCAAAATTACAATCCTCTGCAATGTGGATTTGATTTCAGAGGGCTTTGATGTGCCTGACTGCGAATGTACAATTCTGCTCCGACCTACTCACAGCCTTACGCTTTACATTCAGCAGTCAATGCGGTGTATGCGTTATAAGCCAAACAAAAGGGCGGTAATCATTGACCATGTGGGCAACTATGCAAGGCACGGAATGCCTGATGACGACCGAGAATGGACGCTTGAAAAACGCAAAAAGCTGAGTGTTAAAAAAATCGAAAAGGAGCAGGAGGAAAAGGTCAGACAATGTCCCGAATGTTTCTTTACATTTTCAGCACCGCCGGCAGGGCAGAAAGCCGTGTGTCCGCATTGCGGTTATGTATTCCCGACAGCCGAAAGAACCGTTGAAACCGATACCACCGCAAAGCTCATTAAGGTTGAGGGATTCAAGCTTGATTTCAGCACACCCGATGATTGCCACAGCTATGCGGACTTGCTTGCATACGCAAAAAGCCACGGCTACAAAACAGGCTGGGCATATTTTCAGGCACGAAAGAGAGGTATGATAGCTTGACAGAAGAACACGCAATTCAGAACAAAATCCGTATTGCAATTGCACCGTACTGCGATATTTTCCGTATAAATGTAGGTGCAGGCTTTACAAAGGACGGCAGATATTTCAACACGGGAGTTCCGCCCGGATTTTCGGATTTGTTCGGTGTCAGAAAATCAGACGGAAGAGCAGTCTTTATCGAGGTTAAAACTCCCAAGGGCAGACCTACCGAAAAACAACAGAAATTTATACAGATGATGAAACTCAACGGCGCTGTTGCAGGAGTGTGCAGAAGTGCCGATGAGGCAATTAAATTAATTTTGGAGGAATAATCATGGGTTTTAAATCAAACTGGAACGAAGCAACACAGGGCAGTTCAATCAAGCCTGAGGGTGATTATGAGTGCCTTATCGCTAAGGTTGAGGAGAGAGTAACAAAGAATGGCAAAGAAAATCTGAACATCTCAATGGTAATCAGAAATGATGTTGAGCAGAACTATAAAAACGGATATATATTTGATACATTGTGGAAGAAGAAAGAGCCTACAAACGCAGACTTGCAGGTCAAGGGATACAGCTATGGTCAGATTATGGCACTCGGCAAGGCGGCAGGACTTCCCGATGGCAAGGAGTACGACAGCCTTGAGCAGTTCTGCGGTGAGCTTGTCAATAAGCCGTTGCGTGTAACTATAAAGCACGAAGAATACAACGGAAAAACACAGGAGCGAGTAAGCTGGAGAAATCCTACAAAATATCCGACTGTAAAGCATATTCCAAAGCAGACGACAACCAATACAGCTACAGCCTATGCACAGCCACAGCAGAGTTATGCGTCTGCTCAGCCTACAAATCAGGGCTTTGTTGATATGCCGATTGACGATGATTTGCCGTTCTGATTTTAAAAAAATTCTTCGGGAATTGCATAAAGCAGTGCAATTTTCACCGTGTTTTTCCTTATATATGGAGGTGAAAAAATGGGCTTTACAAATTTAAACCCAAATAAAAATAAATATTTTGCAGTTCCCGAGGAATTGAAAGGTCACAAAAACTGGGTGTGCTGGCAGTCATATCCAGATCCGAAATCACACAGCGGAATTTCAAAGAAGCCGATAAATCCAAGAACGGGTGGCTTTGCAATGCCGAATAACTCGGACACTTGGTCGGACTTTGAAACAGCAGTCAGAGAATCTGCCAAATATTCGGGTATAGGCTTTATGTTCTCAAATTCACCGTTTTTCGGTGTTGACCTTGACGATATGCCGAATGACATTCAGGACTACCAAAACGGCGGAGCTGACAACATAATCAGCGAGTTTGTGAACACTTTGCAGAGCTACACCGAATTTTCGCAGAGTAAGACAGGTGTTCACATAATCTGCAAGGGAACTCTTCCCGAGGGCAGAAGAAAGGCGAAGAATGATTCGGGCGGTTTTGAAATGTACGAAAACGGCAGATTCTTCGTAGTGACAGGCGATTACTGCTCTGCATATGCGTACATAAACGATTGCACCGAAAGCATAAAGCCGCTGCATTCAAAATATCTCGGCAAGGCAACAGAGCCACAGCCTAAGCTCCGTAACATTGAGGTCAATCCGAACACCGTTGACGATATTGTCAGAATCGCCTGCAGCGCTAAGAACGGAAGCCTTTTCAAGGCTCTGTACAGCGGTGATTTTTCGGCTTACTCGTCACAGAGCGAGGCGGATATGGCTTTTTGCAATATGCTTGCGTTCTGGTGCGGTTGCGATACCGACAAAATGGATTCGATTTTCAGACAATCAGGCTTAATGCGTGACAAGTGGGACAGAAAACAGTCGGGTACAACCTACGGCATTATAACCTTGCAAAAGGCTGTGTCGGGCTGTACACAGACCTATAACCCAAAACAGCATAACGATTATTCAATTTCAATCGGTGAGGGCAAGGCTGTTCAAGCGGTTGACGAAGAAAAAATGCGTGCCTACACCTTTGACGATATGGGCAATGCCGACAGGTTCGTTGATTTATTCGGCGATAATGTAAGGTATTGTTACACTGAGAAAAAGTGGTATTACTACAATTCAATGAAGTGGTGTGTTGACAATATCGGGGTAGTTTTGCGAATGGCGGATAAAAGCGTTGAGGCTATGAAAGCCGAAGCAAGGCTGTACTTGCAAGCTGATGAGGAGAACGGCGGAGATATGTCAAAAGCATTTGAAAAGCATATGAAAGTAAGCCGTTCCAACAAATCAAAAAAAGCAATGCTCAACGAGGTTGAACACCATATCCCCGTACTTCCGGCACAAATGGATAAATACCGTATGGCATTAAACACCCCAAGCGGAATAATCAACCTTAAAAACGGCGAAGTGAGGGCGCATAATCCCGAATATTATTTCACAAAGATTACTTCGGTTGACTGTTCTCAAACGGCAGAGTGTCCCCGTTGGCTTGCATTTCTTGATGATATTTTTGCAGGCGATAAGGAGCTTATTCGCTACATTCAAAAGGCGGTTGGTTACAGTCTGACAGGCTCAACAGCCGAGCAATGCGCATTCTTCCTTTACGGCACGGGACGAAACGGCAAGAGTACATTCATTGATGTTATCCGTGATGTATTCGGCGATTATGCCGCAAACATTCAGCCTGAAACAATTATGGTAAGAAACTCTCAGAGCAGTGCCATAAACAGCGACATTGCACGGTTAAAGGGTGCAAGACTTGTCACCTCGGTTGAGCCGAACGAGGGCGTGCGAATTAACGAGGGACTTCTCAAACAGCTTACGGGTGACGATACCGTAACGGCAAGAAAGCTGTACAGCGAGGAATTTGAGTTCAAGCCCGAGTTCAAGCTGTGGATGGCGACAAACCATAAACCAATTATCAGAGGCACCGACACGGGCATATGGCGAAGAATACATATGATACCGTTCAATGTTCAGATTCCCGAGGATAAGGTTGATAAGAACCTTACGCATAAGCTCAAAGCCGAAATGACCGCAATTTTCAAATGGTGTATTGACGGCTGTATTTTGTGGCAGAAGGAGGGCTTGAAAATGCCGTCTGCCGTTCTTCAGAGCGTGAGAGAGTACAAGCGTGAAATGGATGTTATTTCCGCATTTATCGAGGACAGATGTGTGTTAGAGGGTTCGGTTCAGGCAAGCACGCTCTATGCTGCCTATACAAGCTGGGCAGGGGATAACAACGAATATTGTATGTCAAATACCAAATTCAGCACCGAGCTTGCCAAACGATTTGAAAAAGTAAAGGGAAGAAATTTCAATTATTTCAACGGAATTTCAATTTATAAAGATTGTTAGTGTGGTAGCTTGAGGAGGGTTTACGGGTTTTTCTAACCTTTCGTATAAGAAAAATAAACTAATATTATATATAGAAAGGGTTCTTTAAAATCGCACCAAACCCACCACAAGCCTCCGCAGGAGGTAATATGAAAAAATATGATTTTAACAATCCACAGGTGTTTGAACAGCTTGAAGATAAAGCAATTGACGGTCAGCTTGATTACTCAGCCTTTCCTCCGCCCGAATATAAATACTTTTCAAGGCTTGCAAAGGTCGGCTACAACAACCGTCATAAAGGCTGGGACATAAACATCTGCCTTGAATGGCAGGACAAGCTCAGAACGGAGTATAAGCGTGATAGGGACAACGCAGACGAATACCGTATGCTCTCACAAAGAATTATGGATAATGTAAAGAAAAGCGCCGACTTCGTCCGTAAGATGTATCAGTCCCAAACCAACGAGCAAACCGTAATTAATGCCCTCCAAGCCTTAGAATGTCTAACCAACGAAAACGGCTTAACCAAAAGAATAACCGAAAAATTAAAGGAGCATGAAAACAATGACAAACTGCACGAAACATTGGCTTGAAAGTGAGGTAGATAAAAATGATATCAGGAATAACTGAAGTCCTTCCAGAAGAGGCAAACATTTACTCTGAGAATCATAAACTAAATATAAACAGAAAAGAAATTCCGATTGGTGCAGTTGTCTTTTTCGTCAAGAAAAAAGAACCTAAATGGACGATTGGTTTTGGCACGATTGAAGAACACTATACACACGAAATTTGTATTCAGTTATACGATTTCATGGACACACGGTTTATTAATGGTGTTCCTTATGAAAAATTCGAGACGCCTACACATTGGAAAAAGATACCTAAAGATTTTTTCAAAAAAGAAAACTATGATTTTTTTCAACTTACTGTTGAGCCGTTGCCCGAAATTGCAAAACACTTGAATCCTTACAAAGCAGAAGATATTGCAACTGCAATAAAAGAAGGTATATATGTAAAAGTCCAAGATCGTGACTACAGCCACATAGAGGTTGATTATTGTCGTGGTAATAGCGGATATAGACTTGTTCGTTCTTACTTCAACGAACCTCACCACCCGTACCATATCAGTTTACCAGTCGGCGAAGTGTTCAAAACATATGAAGGGGCTCAAAAACTTATTGATGTCCATCGTGCAGAATGGAAAAGAGTAGCAAGCTTGACTGATCTTGAATGGAGTATCGAACAAATAGACAATACAATTAACCGTTGGGCATATTTCGATAATATTTCGGAGAGAAACAAAATTGCCGTTAGAGAAAGAATAATGAACTTTGACAATCTCGAAAATGTCGAAGTACGAATTGCAGACGGTCATATCCAATGGAGATATTATGGCAGAAAGCGTTGGAATACTATTTTGGTTGAAAATGAATAAGGAGAGTGATACGGATTGACGGTTAAAGATTATTTATATTCGGTCAGGGTTTCGGATAAGCTGATCAAAACGAAAGAACACGAGCTGTCGAAACTTAGGCTGAATATTGCACAGGTATCGGTTAAGCAGAACGAGCCTGTTAAGACATCGGGAGTGAATGACCCTATGCGGATTGTGGACAGGATTGCAGACCTTCAGGCTGAAATCAATCGGGAAATTGACAATCTTGTGCGGTTGAAAACTGAAATCCGCAGTAAAATCAACGCACTTGACGATTACCGTTACATTGCAATTTTGACCGAGTATTACATAAATTGTCAGAGGTGGGAGGATATTGCCGAGAGTATGGAAATGAGCGTAAGGCATACCCTGAGATTGCACGGCGAAGCGTTACAGGCGTTCCGAAAAAAGTTCAATTTCTCGTAAAATTATTTTGAAATGTCATTGAATGTCACCCTTACCCTGCGTATAATGGTATTATGAAAGTTTGACAAACAGGACATATGTAAAACTCTCCTAAGATAAAAATCGCACAGACCGCTCTCGTTTGAGGGCGGTTTTGTGTTGTGAGGTGAAATTGATGTATAAAGACAAATGCGGTACAGGTTACGAAAATAGCACAAGAGCGATTTTTCAGGGTGCAGGAGAATATGACATCCCGATTATTGAGCCTACAAAAATTACAGAAAACAACTTTATCGGATTTAATGAAGTTTTGAGCAGTAAGCAGAACAACTGCGGTGTGCATTTCTTTTTGGAAGATTACCAGTTTCAGAGGTTGTGGAATACACCCGACAGGTACATTGAAAAGCTACAAAATTTTAATTGTGTGTTGTCGCCTGATTTCAGTCTTTACACTGATTATCCGACAGCGTTGCAAATTTATAATCACTATCGCAAACATTGGATAGGTGCATATTTACAGCTCTACGGTATTGAGGTGATACCTACAATTTGTTGGAGTGATGAAAAGAGTTTTGAATGGTGTTTTGACGGCGAGCCTTTGGGTGGTACGGTTGCCGTATCAAGTGTTGGAACGCAGAACCGTACGGAATCAAAAGAACTGTTTTTGAAAGGTTACAAAGAAATGATTGAACGCTTACAGCCTGAAACAATTATCTTCTACGGCAGAGTCCCCGAAGAATGTATGGGAAACATCATCAACATCAAATCGTTTCAGGAAAAATTCAGGAGGTCAAAATAATGGGCGGAAGAGGCTCTTCAAGCGGTATAAGTGATAAGGGAAAGAAGTACGGTACAGAATATCACACAGTTGCTCAATTTGGTGAAATAAAAGTAATTCGTATGAATGGTAATACTTCGATAAAAGCTCCTATGGAAACTATGACAAAAAATAGAGTGTATGCTACTCTTGACAAACAGAGCAACATCAAAAGTGTTACTTTTTATGACAACTACGGCGAAAGAATAAAACAAATTGACGTTAAAGGTAGACCTCATAATGGAATGATGCCACATACCCATTTGGGTTATGAACATAATGAAATTGGAGATCGTCAATTGACTGATAAAGAACAGAAATATGTAAGTGTATTATTGAATAAATGGGAAAGAAAACACTTGAATATTTAGAAATTTATTGATATAATATTATAAACGCAGGGGATAGTTTAAATAGGAAAACAGTTTTTACAGATTCCGGTGCAACTCCGGAAACCTGTGTTTAAAGACAGTACAGAAATGTGCTGTCTTTTCTTTTGCTTATTTTTAGAAAGGGCGGTGATACCGTGAAAGACAAATTAAATGCAAGACAGAGGAAGTTTGCGGAATATTATGCGCAGAGCGGTAACACCGTTCAGAGTGCTATACAGGCAGGATATTCCGAAAATTACGCAAACGCAAGAGCGTATGAATTGTTGGAGAATGTTGGAGTTTCAAAATACATCAAGGAGCTTTCCGATAAGCTCAAAGATGAGCGCATTATGAGTGCAAAGGACAGACAGGTTGCTTTGTCCGACATTGCAAGGAATGACGGGCAGGACACCTCTGACAGAATCAGGGCTATTGACACGCTCAACAAGATGACGGGCGAATACACCGTTAAGGTTGACGCAAAGGTTGAGCAGTCCGAAAAGCTATCCGATGTGTTTAGACAGTTGGGTGGTGAGGGATTGAGTGAGTAACAAATTCCCGTTGTCACAAAAGTATATCGACTTTATCAACACAACAAATGTGTCGGCTGAATTTCTTGAAGGAACTACAGCGTCCGGCAAAACTACCGTCGGAGCAGGCGTTAAGTTTATGCGAATGGTGTCGCAGTCGCCGAAAAAACTCCACGCAATTGCCGCCAAGACTACGGGCAAGGCTGAGGAAACTATAATTCAACAGGACAACGGTATTCTCGACCTGCACCGTAACGCAGTTTACTGTGGCAACGGCGACAAGGATTACAAGCTGCCGCATATCAAGTTTGAGGGCAAAATTATCTATATTCTCGGTTACAGCAGTCGGGATAAGTGGGAAATGGTTCTCGGTGCGCAGTTTGGGTGCGTTTATATTGACGAAATCAACACCGCCGATATCGAGTTTATCCGAGAGATGTCAACCCGTAATGACTATATGCTTGCAACGCTGAATCCCGATGATCCGAGCCTGCCTGTGTATAAGGAGTTTGTCAACCGCTCCCGTCCTTTTAAAAAATATGAAAACGATGTTCCTCCCGAGATTACTGCGGAGCTTACCGAAGAACCTGTACCGAATTGGCGGTATTGGTTCTTTTCTTTTGCCGACAATTTAAGTCTTACGCCCGAGCAGATTGAGAAGAAAAAGAACTCTGCACCGAAAGGTACAAAGCTCTATAAAAATAAAATCTTAGGTTTGCGAGGCAGAGCAACAGGTCTTGTGTTCCCGAATTTTGAGAGGGCAAGACATATCAAATCAAAAGAGTGGGCAGGAAAGTTTTTGAACTGTAACCGCAAGTCGGAACACTTTGTTCAGTTCACCGCAGGTCTTGATACCGCCTATTCGCAGAAGTCGCCTGACACTATCGCAATGACATTTTACGGCATTACCAATCACGGCAAGTGTGTTCAGCTTGATGAAAGAGTTTATAACAACGCTGAAATGCAAACACCTATTGCCCCGAGTGACACGGTGAAGAATTTTATTGATTTCCTTGACCGCAACCGTGATGAATGGGGCTTTGCACGCACGGCTTTTATTGACAGCGCCGACCAAGCGACTATTACCGAATTTCAAAAGTATAAGCGACAGCACGGCTGTGTCTATGACTTTGCAAATGCATGGAAGAAAACGAAGATTATCGACCGAATCAATCTTGTACTCGGCTGGCTTGCCACCGACTGTTATTTTGTGCTTGAACATTGTAAAAACACGATTGCCGAGTTTGAAATTTATAGCTGGCGAGAGGATAAAGACAACACACCCGAGGACGGTCACGACCATTGCATTAACAGCGGTCAATATGCGTGGCTGCCGTTTAAAAATATTATTGGAAGTGAAATAAATGGGGCTGATTAACAGAATGGCTGAATCTATCAGATCTGGAATTAAAAACTTTTTGCAGATTACTCCTGCAAGCGACAAAACAATTACCGTCACCGAAACAAGCAATCATCTGACCGAGTGCTTTATCAATCGCATTTGGTATTGGGGCAACAGCAGACAGCTTGCGGAGCTGTACAGGCAGATTGATACAAACAAAACTATGTTTTGGGCGGCAAAAAGCACAAAGGGGCTTGAAATCCGTAAAATACACACGGGCTTGCCGGCACTCATCTGCGAAACGCTTGTGAATATCGTAATTTCCGACTACAACGGCACAGATGTTACAAGTAAAAATTCAACCGCTTATGCAGAGCGTTGGGAAGATATTGAAAAGCAGAACAAATTGTCCGACACGGTTAAACAAATGCTTCGTGACCTATGTGTTGTCGGTGACGGTGCTTTTAAGGTCAGTTTTGACACGGCTGTATCAGATGTTCCGATTGTTGAATGGTATCCTGCCGAAAACATCGACTTTACATATGTGCGTGGCAGAATCCGAGAGGTTAAGTTTTACACCGATTACACGCAAAAACACCGCCGTTACCGCTTTGAAGAAACATACGGTTACGGCTATATTCACTATGCTTTGTATGATGACAACGGCAAAGAGATTGACCTGCACACGGTTGACGCTCTTTCGTGGATTGATTCAAAGGGTGTTACATTTGACGAATCATATATGTGGGCTGTACCTGTCCTTTACGGCAAATCGTGCCACAAGGGCAGAGGTGCAGGCATTATCGGCATAAAAACAGACGCTTTCGACAGCCTTGATGAAGTGTGGTCACAGTGGATGGACGCACTCAGAGCCTGCCGAACAAAGCAGTATGTGCCTGATTGCCTTGTTCCGAGAAATCCCGAAACCTGTCAGCCAATATCGCCAAATCCGTTTGACAACCGATTTATCACCGTGGGCAACGATATGTCTGAAAACGGCAACGGCAACAGGATTTACACCGAAAGTCCGCAGATTCAGCACGAAAGCTATTTGAGTTCATACATTACTGCCCTCGACCTCTGCTTACAGGGCATTATATCGCCGTCAACTCTCGGCATTGATACGAAGAAGCTTGATAATGCAGACGCTCAGCGTGAAAAGGAAAAGACAACCCTTTACACAAGGCAGAACCTTGTGAAAATTACGCAGAACGCACTTCAAAGCCTTGTTGCAGTTGTACTCAATGCAGACGGTGAACTTAACGGCAAGGGTATTGTTGAGGGCTTGGAAGTATCCGTAAACTTCGGCGAATATGCAAATCCGAGCTTTGAAAGTCAGGTTGAAACCGTGTCAAAAGCAAGACAGGGCGGTTTGATGTCAGTTGAAACCTCGGTTGACGAGCTTTACGGCGACAGCAAGTCGGAGGATTGGAAAGCCGAAGAGGTGCAGAGAATTAAGGAAGAACAGGGCATTGCAGGCGAAGAAGAAAAATCGGAGCTTGACGATGTGGACCTTACCGACACAGAAGAACCTGACAATAACGCAGATGATGAAGAAAATGCGGAAAATAATGCAGAAAAAACCGAAAGCAATCCCGAACAGAACGATACACAGGTAAACAATGAGTGATTACAATATCAGAGAAGTCTTTGAAAAAATCGAAGATGAACTGATTGACAGCATGATGAGAAATTTCAGCCGTCACAGAGCCGAAGAAACCAAAGAGGGTTACAACTGGACACAATGGCAGGCTGAACAGCTCAAAAGTCTTGAAGAGTACCGTAAGCACAACGCAAAGAAATTTGGCAAGCGTTTCAAAACCATTAACGGCAAGGTTGAAGAGATGATTCGCACCGCCAAAGCTGACGGAAATGCAAGTCAGGAGGCAGAAATTCTTGAAGCTGTCAAGGAAGGTTTCAAGGCTCCGAAAAAGCCGTCAGCACACAGCACAGCCGAGTTTTTTAAGGTGAATGGCCGTAAACTTGATGCACTCATAAAATCGACCACAGACGATTTAAAGAGGGCAGAAACGGCAGTTTTGCGTATGAGCAACGACAAGTACCGCAAGGCGATTTTTAACGCACAGGTTGCAATGAACACGGGTGCGGTTACATACGAAAAAGCCGTTGATATAGCTTGCAAAGATATGCTCAACGCAGGTCTTAATTGTGTGGAATACAAGAACGGTGCAAGGCACACGCTCTCTGATTATGCGGATATGGCGGTTAAAACAGCCAACAAAAGAGCCTATCTTCGTGGCGAGGGCGAAAAGCGAGCCGAATGGGGAGTATCCCTCGTTGTTGTGAACTCAAGACAGGGCGGTTGCCCCGATTGTGCAAAATATATCGGCAAGGTGTTTATTGACGATGTTTATTCAAACGGCAAAAAGTCAGACGGAAACTATCCGCTTCTCTCAACCGCAATCAAGAACGGTTTGTTTCATCCGAGATGTAAGGACAGCACAAGTACATATTATCCCGAACTTGATGATTTGGACGCACCGTTGTCTGAAGATGAAATCAAAGAGCTTGACCGTCAGCGAGGAATTGAGGAAAAACAGCAGTATGCACAGCGACAGGCAGAACGCTTTGACCGCCGTGCCGAATACAGCCTTGATGAGGACAATAAACGCATTGCTCAAACCCGAGCCGATGAGTGGCACGATAGGGCGAATACGCTTGAAGAAAAGACAAAGCAATTCTCACTAAACACCAATGAACAGAAATATTACAGACCTGTTTTTGAAGAAGATATATCAAAAACTTTTGAACGCAAAATTGAGGGCGAAACAATTACAATTGATACCCACAAGGCAAATACATTGTGTGATAATGTTTATATTTCAGATAAGGTAAAGCTAAAACGAAAAGAACTTCATAATTTTGATATGCAAGTGAGAAAAGCGTTTGATATGCTCGGAGAGGTTGAAACAAGCGGAAAGCCTGAAATTTGTATTGTCACTCCCGAAGAAATGCGAGTAAATGCTATTGCTTCATATATGCCAATGCAGAATGTTCTAAATGTCAATTCAGCATACTTTTCAACAAGTGATTTGTCAGGCTTACAAGAAAACTTGGCTTGTCCGCAAGACAGATTGAGTACAATTCTGCACGAACTGATTCATTGGCAAGACGCTAAAAATTACAGAGCAAAATTCGGAAGTATTAACGATTATTTTGAATATTGCGATTACCTTAATAAAATTTATGCTCCAAAGGTTGAAAAATTGATAAATAACGGTTATAATATAGAGGATATAAGTGAGTATGCTTTTGAATGCTTAAAAGATAAAGCTATGGATGAAGTGTATAACGAGTACAGAGTCAGCAAACTTTTAGGGTGATGATGGTATGAGATTGATACAAACTGAAGAACAAAAATCTCTATGGAATGTGTTTAAGCCGTACCTTGTAACAAATGGTTTAAATGTCACTTTGCGTGAAGATGCTCCACAAGAAGCTAAAGATGCTGAAGCACTTTACAGTAAGCTTAGAGAGAAACAAAAAATGCAATATCTAAAAGATAGTGGTATAATCTAACCGCTCCGTAAAAAGGGCGGTTTTGTTATATGCAATTCACAAAAACAGCATAAAATTACGAATTGAGCATTTTATAATCGACAGCAATGTTGATTATAGGGTGCTTTTTGCATTTAAACCCGTCGATTTCGACCGGTTTAGAAAGGTGGTGACAGAATGAAAATCAGAGTAACAACAGCATTTAACGACAGGCAGAACGGCTATCTAACTCGACCTGTGAATGAAGTTTTTGAATGCTCCGAGCAGAGAGCAAAGGAACTCATTGACGGCGGTTTTGCAGAAGAGGTCAAGTCTGACGCTCCCAAAAAGCCGAGAACCAAAGCAGTTAAAACAGAAAAAACAGAAAAAGCGGATTAAGCACTTTACAAATATGTAAGGTGCTTTTTTATTGTCCGAAGACATTAAACTACGGGAGACACCGTGCAAAACTGAAACAGAGAGACACTCTATAAACTGATTACGGGAGACACCCGAAAAACTGAAAGGATATGAAAAAAATGGCAGAACCAAATCCAACACCAACTCCCAATGAACCGACACCTGCACCGCAGGGAACTCCACAGGGAAACGCTCCTGCCTTTGATTATGACAAGCTCGCAAGCCTTATTACAGGCAAACAGAGCGTGACAGAGGACACCGTTTTGAAGTCATATTTTAAGGAGCAGGGATTGTCAGCCGATGAGATGAAAGAGGCTATCGGTGCTTTTAAAAAGCAGAAAGCCAAGAACACTCCCGACTTTGCAAAAATGCAGTCGGAAGTTGAATCCGCAAACAACGCAAAGCTCACGGCAGAAGTCAATCAGTCGGCAACCCTCGAAGCCGTAAAACAGGGTGTTGACATTGCAACCGTTCCGTATGTGCTTAAAATTGCAGACTTTTCAAAGGCTGTGACAGACGGCAAGGTCAATGCGGAAAAGCTGACAGAGGCTGTTAAAAAGGTGCTTGACGATATCCCCGCACTCAAGGGCAAACCTGCCGAGAACGGCACAGGAGTTAAGAAAATCGGCGGTGACGGCAACGGTACATCGGATGGTACAAAACCAAAGGCAAATGTTCCTACCAAAAAATGGAACAGATTTAATATTTAACCAAAGAAAGGATTGAAAAATTATGGCAAACACAAATAACTATGCCGAGCAGTTCAGCCCTGATCTGCTCGAAATTCTTGTTCAGGGCACACTTACATCACCGTTCATCACTTCAAATGTAAAGTGGGTTGGTGCAAGAACATTCCACTTCACACAGATGTCAACAACAGGCTTTAAGAACCACAGCAGAGAGGGAGGTTGGAACAAAGGCAAATATACACAGACAGATGTTCCTTTCACTTGCGAGCACGACAGAGATATTGAGTTCCTTGTGGATAAGGCAGATGTTGACGAAACTAACGCAACCGCAAAGGTTGAGAATATTTCAAAGGTGTTTGAGCAGACACAGGTTGCTCCCGAAACCGATGCACTTTTCTTCTCAAAGGTTGCAGCAAAGGCTCAGGCAACAGACGGCTACCATTCTTCAACAAAGACATCGGAGTGGACTAAGGAGAACGCTTATTCAAAGCTCAAAACAATTCTCTCTGCCGGCAAACTCCGCAGATACAAGGCAAGAGGCACACTTGTTGCCTATGTGACATCTCACATTATGGACTGCCTTGAACAGTCAACAGAGTTCACTCGTAAGATTGAGCTTACACAGATTGCAGAGGGCGGTATCGGCATTGAAACAAGAGTGACCGAGATTGACGGTTGCCCTATCATCGAGGTTATTGACGATGAGCGTTTCTACGATAACTTCAACTTTAACCCCGATGACGGCGGTTTTGAGCCTGCAACAGGCGCTCACAAAATCAATGTTCTTGTTGCTTGCGGTGAAACCTGCAAGACTGTTCCGAAGATTTCAAGCATTTACTTCTTTGCTCCCGGCTCACACACAGAGGGTGACGGCTGGCTCTATCAGAACCGTTCACTTTCCGACACATTCGTATTCCCGAACGGCAAGGACGGCAAAATTGACAGCATTTATGCCGATGTTGACACAACGGCGGTTGCGTAATGTATGCCGATTACATTGAACATCAGGGTGGAGATGAAAACAGTATTATCTCTGCCGAACACATTGATGTTCTGACTTTTAACCGCATTGATTTTGAAAAACTTTCGGAAATGCAGAAGAGAATCATCGGCAGAGTGCATAGCAGACTTACTGCTTTTGAAGAAGAAAATGCCGATATGATTTCTTCCTATCTGAAAAGCTATTCAATCAACGGCACATCAATGGAATTCGGTGCAAGCTGGAACTTAATGTGCATCAGTGGAGTGGCAATTCCTGCCGACCTCTATGCGTTGCTAAAATCAACAGGACTTTGTTATCCTGCAATCTGAAAGGTGCGTGAAAACCGTGAAATTTCCGTCACTTGTAAAAAAGCAGTTCTGCAAAACTCCTGTCGAGGTCACAATCTACGGTGAGGGAATAACTGAGGACGGCTCTCCTGTTATCGCATTTGAGTGCAAAAACCTGTATCCCTCCGAAAATCTTTATCCGTCAAATCTCCGCTGCGGAGGCAATGCTGTATGCAATGTGCAGTCAAAGGCAAAGACGGTCTATACCAAAGAGCAGAAAATTGTTCAGGTGTCGGCTGTCTTGCTTTTTGACGGCGACATTGCTCCCGACAGCCCCACTTTAAGCGGTGGCTTTGTAATCCTTGACGGCGTAAAACGAAACATCGTACAGGGTACAAAACACCGCAACCCCGACGGCAAAGTTAATTTTACGGAATTGGATGTGATTTAATGGGATTTTCGGTATCATCAAAAATCAAACTCAATATGCCTGTTGTAAAACAGCTTGATAGGGCAAAGCAACAGGCTCTTGAACAGACAGGTGACGCACTTCTTAAACAGGTGAAAAACACGCAGGTAATGCCGTTTGATACGGGTAATCTTCAGAACGAAAATACCTTTGAAGATTGTGCGCAGAGTTGGAACGGCACGGTTAAAATCGTGTCAAGCACTCCGTATGCAAGGCGGTTGTATTTTCATCCCGAGTATAATTTCAGCCGTAAGGAAAACATTGCCGCCGGCGGTAAATGGTTTGCACCGTGGCTTGAAGGCGGTACAAGACATAATTTTTGCAGTCGGGCATTTGCAAGATTATACAGAAAGGAAGCAGGACTTTGATTTACTTATCGGACATCAGAGATTGGCTCAAAAGCGTTACCTCAGCCGAGCATTACTACATCGGTAAACTCGACAATAAGCAGGACAGGTCAATCGGTGTGTATTCATTAAAGCAGTCGGGAACACCCACAAGGGCAATCGGCGGTGAAAGTACCTACGATACAATAAGCGTGTCTTTGCTTATCCATTACACCGACAACGCAAGAGAAACCGAGGAGTTTGCACGCAGACTTTACGAAACGCTTTACGACATTAAAAATGTTGAAATTAAGGAACACAAAATCTATATAATCGAACTGCTCACGGAAGAACCCGTTGATGTGGGAACAGACGACAAGGGTGTGTATGAGCAGGTCATTGAAGTTAAATTTTATTACGAAAGGAAGTAATTTTATGGCAAAAGTTGAATCGGGAGTATTCCCATGCTATGAAAATCAGTTTGCGGTTGGCAAGGCAGGAACAGAATCCGCCACGACAAATATTGCTAACTGCGAAGAATTTTCTGTTGCATTTGACAACGGTGTCGAGGAATGGACAGCCTTTGAAAACGAGGGCTGGAAGTCAAGGCTTATGACAGCAAAGTCAATCACAATTTCGGTAAAGGGCAAGCGTACAATCGGTGACGCAGGCAATGACCAGATTGCCGCCCTTGCATTTGAAAACGGCAGAAAGGCAGAAGTTTCGTTTATGTGGACCTTCCCCAACGGTGCAACCGTCCTCTTTAAAAATGCAGTTGTATCCGTTACATCAAACGGTGCAGGCGCAAGTACGGGTGTTGCTCCGCTTGAATTTGAAGTTATGTCAAATGGCAAGCCGGTATATACAGCAGCCGCTTAAAAAACGAAAGGAATGAACGATTATGTCAAAGTTAATTGATATTACAGACAAGCTTAATTTTGAGGAAAAGCCGAGTGTCAGAGTTAAAAATGTTGACCTTGCAATCAACAATGACGCAGTTTCAATGCTCAAAGTTGCGGCACTTTTTGAGGACGGCAACGGTAAAAGTAAAGATGTTATCGAAATGTATCATCTTCTTTTTGATGAATCCGAGAGAGAAAAGATTGAAAAGTTAAAGCTGAATATGCACGATTTCAACGCCCTTATCAGCGAATCTGCCAAAATTGCAACAGGCGATTTGACTGACGAGGGGGAAGTTCAGACCCCGGCTACGACCTGATTGATGACTTTGATTTAATCGTGTCGAGCTTTCGCTCGGAGTACGGGGTCAGCATTTATTCAAAGGATTTTGTAAAAATGAGTTGGAATGAGTTCTGCTCACTTCTGCAAGGCTTAGGACCCGAAACACCGCTTGCAAGAACGGTTCAAATTCGCCTCGAAACCGACAAAGAGGTTTTGAAAAACTTTACTTCGTCACAGCATAAAATCCGCAACAAATGGCGGTCAAGAAATGTAAAGCACTATTCAGACGAAGATATGAACACCGTTCTTGCAGAATTTCAAAACTTTTTTGCAAGCCTGTAAACAAAAAGCCACTCCAAACGGGGCGGCTATTCTTTTGCAAAATTTTATTAGCGTACATCATAACGGTGTGCGCTGTTTTTATGCCTGTTTTTAAAAAATCTAAAATGAAAGGAAGTGGTGAATATAGCGACAAAGGCGGGTGAAATTGAGCTTGATGTCAGGCTTACGGGGGATGATATTTCCAAAACATTGCATAAGATTTCCGATTCAATTACAAAAAAGTTTGATTCGGCATTTTCAAGTCTTTCAAAAGATTTTGAAAATGTAAGCACGGATATGAAACAGTCCTTTTCAAAGGTTTCGGAGGGCGTTTCTCAGAAAACCGAGAAAGAGTTTTCAAACATCAAAGGCAGCGGTGAGCAGTTAAGCAATTCGGTTTCATCTTCGTTTAAGAAAATCGGTACAGCTGTGGTTGCCGCCTTTTCCGTTGCCAAAATTAAGGAGTTCGGTCAGCAGTGCATTGAATCGGCTGCGGAAGTCAATGCGGCAAATTCGCAGTTTGAGCAGACATTCGGCACAATGCAGTCACAGGCAGAATCAGCCATTCAGAGCGTTGCCAATCAGAGCGGTATTCTTGAAACCCGATTGCAGGGCGTCGGCACAAGCATTTATGCCTTTGCAAAAACTACTGGAATGGACAGTTCAAGTGCTTTGGGTATGATGCAGGAGGCTTTGCAGGTAACAGCCGATAGTGCCGCATATTATGACCGTTCGCTTGAAGATACCGCAGAAAGCCTGAAATCGTTTCTCAAAGGCAACTTTGAAAATGATGCCGCACTCGGTTTGTCCTGTACTGAAACCACACGAAATGCGGCGGCTAATAAGCTGTATGGCAAGTCATTTACGGATTTGTCGGAATCGCAGAAACAGCTCACGCTTTTGCAAATGGTCAAGGACGCTAATCAGCTTTCGGGTGCTATGGGACAGGCAAGCCGTGAAGCAGACGGTTGGGAGAATGTAACAGGCAACCTCAGAGAAAGTTGGAAACAGCTCCTTGCCGTAGTCGGTCAGCCTATTCTTCAGGTGGCAACTCAGGTTGTAAAGCGGTTGAGTTCCGCACTTGCGACTTTAACGGAATATGCCAAAGGCGCGGTTGAATCGCTTTCAAAGGTATTCGGCTGGGATACAGGCAACAACACCGCAAGCAATATCAAATCTGCGTCCGATTCTGCCAAAAGCCTTACGGATACGGCAGATGACAGTTCAAAGTCACTTGATAATGTTCAGAAAAGTTCCGAAAAAGCAAAGAGAAGTGTTGCGGGCTTTGATAAGCTGAATATGCTTTCAAGCTCTGACAGCTCATCTTCAAAGTCAGACACCTCCTCATCAAAAAGCTCTTCAGGCGGTTCATCGGGCGGAGCTGTTGCAAAGAATGTTGTCAAGGACACAAGCAAAAACCTTTCGGGAGCATTCAAAAATCTATACGAAAAAAGCGGATTTAAAGGTTTTGTCGAGAATGTACAGAAAGGTATTAACAAGGTTGATTGGTCAGCTATAGGCAAGAACTGCAAGACCGTTTTTGATAATGCTGTTCCCATAGTTCAAAAGGCATTCGGCACAATGCAAAAGGTCGGTTCTGCAAAACTCGGGGCAATCGGCTCTGCATTCGGAGCGGTTGCGACAATCGGCGGAAAGTCGTTTCAGACCATTTCAGGCGGTGTTGCTAAGTGGATTTCAAAAGACAGGGAAAAGATTATCGGCTTTATAGACACCATAGGCAACAATCTTACAAACGGCTATAACAATCTTTCAATCTTTTTTGATAATTTCGGTACACTTGCAGGCAATGCAATTGACAATGTTCGCCCTCAAATGGAAGAATCAATTTCCAATCTTTTAAGCGGTCTTACAACCTTTGCGGGTTCAGTCGGCGAAGTTGTTTCGGGTGCGTTTTCAATCGCAACCGAAAGCCTTGTTGAATGGACTGAAAATGACGGTGCAACAATCACAGAATTTCTTGAAAATTTACAATTGCAGTTTGCAGATGTGTTTGACTTTATCGGTCAGATTTTCGGAGATATCGGAACAATTATCAGTAATTGGTGGAACGGCAACGGACAGCAGATTTTTCAGAATGTCTGCAATATGTTTACCAATATCGGCACAACCCTGATGAATGTTTACAATCAATGGATTAAGCCTGCGTGGGATTTTATCGTAGCAATCGTAAAATCAGCTTGGGAAAACTGGCTGAAGCCTGTTTTTGAGGGTGCAATAAACTTCTTCGGCAAGGTTGCAGACTGTGTTTCAACCGTGTGGAATAACTTCCTGTCACCGTTTGTAAACTGGCTTGTCAGTTTTTGGGGACCTATATTTCAGAATGTTTTCAATGCCGTAAAAAGGGTGTTTGATAATGTGTTTACATTTATCGGTGGGTTGATTACCTCTATACAGAAAACATTCGGCGGTCTTATTGACTTCATTACAGGTGTTTTCTCAGGCGATTGGAAAAAAGCATGGCAGGGTATCTACGACTTCTTCAAAGGTATTTGGGACGGCATTTGTGCCGTGTTTAAGTTTATTATAAACGCTATCATTGACGGCATAAATGCGTTGTGGACAGGTATTTATAATTTCGTTTCGGGTGTTGTTAATTCAATCGGCGGAATAGCCGGTATTATCGGAGCGGCTTTTGGACAGGATTGGAGTTTTTCAATGCCTGAAAATCCGCCTCTCATTCCGAGATTTGAAGAACCCACGGAATCACCGGCACGAAAATTTGCAAAAGGCGGTATTGTTAAAGCTCCGACACTTGCGGTTGTCGGCGATAACGCAGGTGCTAACAGCGGTAACCCTGAGGTTATTTCTCCTCTTAACAAGTTACAGGGTATGCTCGACAATTCGGGCGGTCAGGATACAGTGATTCTCACACAAATTCTTGACCTGCTTAAACGCATTTATGAAATGTTCATTATCTTTCGCAATAACGGTGGCAACACTTATTCGTTTACTGCCGAGCTTGAGGGTTCAACGCTTTTTGAAGAAATGATAAGACAGGATGAGCTTTACAGACGCAGACACAACGGTAAATCCGCATTTGCATAAAGGGGGGGATGATATGTCAAATTATAACGGCTATTTGCTTAAATTCGGCAACAACATAATGCCGAATAAGTACATTACCGCATTTTCATCAACTCCGAATCAGCGACTTGAAACTTCTGCGGAACGAGATCAGAACGGTACGCTTCAAAGGGCAACGCTGCCAAATTACAAAACAAAAATTTCGTTTTCAACTCACATTCTTCATCTTGACGAAAAGATTGATTTTCAGTCGATTATCAACCTCTCAATGGCGAATAAGTTACAGAGAAAGTGCAGGGTAACTTATTGGAACGATGAAACGAACAGCTATTACACCTCTTATTTTTATATTCCTGATATTGAATATACTGTAATGAATGCCGAAAAGAATGATATAACCTATCAGCCGATTACTGTTGAGCTGATTGAGTATTAAGGGGTGATTCTTAAAAATGCTTGTATCTAAAGAAATTGCTGATAAGCTGAAAACAAACACACTTTACAACACCGTTGCCCTGCATTCCCCCGACGGCAGTTTTGAGGATATAACAGGTGAAAGTATCGTGCTTGACAGCTTTTCGCTTGAAAATGAAATTGTTGAAAAAGAATTGAAATTCGGCGGTTGCATAGCCTCTGAAATGAGCGTGAAACTCATTGATTATGATTGCTCGGCTTTGATAGGAAAGACGGTACAGGTCATCATAATGGCAACATATCTTGAATCGGAGCTGTATCCGTCAGATGATTTGTACCCGTCAAATGCTCTTATTTGTCCTGCCGAAACAGGAACGGTTGAATGTCCTGTTTTCTACGGAAAAATTCAGTCGGCTCAAAGAGATAAAAAACAGCGTAACATCGTCAAAATCACAGCCTATGACGCTTTTTATGATATGTCAAAGGTGGATATGTCTTTGTGGTTTGCAGGCAAAGAGAACGAGGACGGCAGCTTTGCTTATGGTTATGCGCACTATCAAAAAGACGATAATTTTAAGAGCTTTTATTCAATAATCGCAGAATTTGCCAAAGATTATGCAATTACAGGGGTTTCACCGCCGAGCTTATCTGTCTTTAGTGTACCGCTGAAATTTGATGATACCTGCGTGGAAAAGGTTATAAAGGACATTACCTTGTCAGATTTAATCCAAGCTTATGCAGAATTAACTTTGAGCTTTGCCGTTATAGATGCCGACGGAAAAATGCGTTTTAAAAGGTTGTATTCTCAATCTTCCGTTGAAACAATCGATTCGTACAAAGATTTATCCTTTGAAGATTACGAACTTGAGCCTATCCGTATGTACAGTGCTAAGTTTGCTGATAAAAAAGCGTTTTTGTATGGCAACAGTAACGATTTTTCGTGGTATGTTTCCGATAACATTTTGATGAGGTGCAGAACAACAGCAAGTGATATTGGCACAAAATATAATTCTGTTAATTTTTTTGGTGATGTATATAAATACCGCCCGACAAAAATTAAGCTGTTTTCGTATTGGTGGCTTGAGGCAGGCGATAAGTACACAATTAAAACTCCGTTTGAAGATTTGCCGACAATCGAAACATTTGTGTTCAATAAGAAAATGGACGGATTTATAACTGCCCTCACGTCAAAGGGCGAAAAACGATTAGGAAAGGAAGTAAAAGAAAATGAACAAATACAATAAAATTGTCTTTGTGAACGGCTCTGCTCCGCCCCTCAATGCCGACAACCTCAACCATATGGACGAGGGGATTGAACGGGCAACGGACGGAGCAATTGCACTTGAAACCGAAATAGCCACAGCAAGAGGCGGTCAAAATTCGCTTGGAGCAAGGTTTGATACGACCGACGCAAATCTTGCAAGTAAAGCCAATAAATCGACAACGCTTGCAGGGTACGGAATTACGGACGCATATACGAAGGAAAGAACAGACCAAAAACTTGCCCAAAAGCTCAATTCAATGCCGTTCGACAGCGAACCAAAAAATAACAGCCCGTGTTACCTCACAAGCGGTACGGTTTACAATGCTCTGCTTGTGAAAGCAGATAAAACCGCCTTGGCGACTAAATACGATTCGTCAAATATTGAAAGTGGTACATCAACACTCACACCGTATTCAACCGTCACCGATAAAATCAAAAGTGCAAACTGTACATATAAGACGATTGGTGACATCGTAATCGTCAGTGCAACGGTCAAAATGAACGCAGTATCTCTTGGCGGCAATAGCATGTGTCTGCTGATTGATTTGCCGTACAAATGTATTTCCGAGGACAATGTTTTTTGTGTCGGTATTTCAAACCTTGGCAAGCTCTTTAAATTTGCCATTCCGAAAAATAACACTTGGCTACAGTTTTCGACTCAGGATAAGACGGCTTACACATTTGCAGACGGCGAGCAAATTAATGTGATTTGCTTGTACAAAATTAAATAACGGAGGTATGAAAAATGGAACTTAAAGAAAAAATCACACTTGATATGCTCACAAAGGACAGCGTTTCGGTACTCAGACAGCAGTTTTTGACCTTCAACGGTGAAGAAATGCAGGTTGGCGGAAACATCCGCAACGCATACATGAACAGCAAATCGGGCAGAGAACAGCTCAAAACGGTGCTGTCTGATGAATATTACAATGCCGTCATGGCAGTTTGGGGCGACAATCCAACCGTTGACGAGCCTGTCGAAAGTGAGATGTAAGCGATGAAGATTGATATTGTACAGCTTGCAGAAATCATATCTGCGTTAGCTTTAATTGGCGGTGTTGTATTTGGTGTTTTTAAATTTATCGAAAACAACAAAAAGCAGAACGCTGAAATCAAAAAAATCAAAGGTGAGCAGACCTTGACAATGTATGCACTCCGTGCGTGTCTTGATGGTCTGAAACAGCAGGGTTGTAACGGCAGAGTTACCGAGGCTATCAATAAGATTGATAAGTACCTCAACCAGTCGGCACATTCGGCGGAAGATTTAAATTGAAAGGATGATAATAATGAAAATGACAAACAAAATCTATGATGTACTTAAATACATTGCTCTTATCGTACTGCCTGCAATCGGTACACTTTACTTTGCCGTAGCAGGCATTTGGGGCTTGCCATACGGCGAACAGATTGTAGGCACTATCACAGCCGTTGACACCTTCTTAGGCGCTCTGCTCGGCTTGTCAGCTTATAAATATAACAAAACAGACGAAAGCGAGGAATAATTATGAGTAATTCAAAACTTGTTAATTACACAAAATTAAGCCCAAACCACAGCGGTAAACGCACACACAGTATTGACCGCATTACTCCGCATTGTGTAGTCGGTCAGTGCAGTGTCGAAACACTCGGAAACATTTTTCAGGACACAGCTCGTGAGGCAAGCTGTAACTACGGAATCGGCTATGACGGCAGAGTGTTGCTCTGTGTCGATGAGAGCAATCGCTCTTGGTGTAGTTCATCAAACGCAAATGACCAGAGGGCAGTCACAATCGAATGTGCAAGCGACACGGTAGCTCCGTACACCATGAACAGTAAGGTGTATAACAAACTCGTTGCACTCTGCGTTGACATTTGCAAGCGTAACGGCAAGACTAAACTGCTTTGGTTTGGCAATCAGGACAAGACTTTAAACTATTCGCCAAAATCAGGCGAAATGGTCTTGACTGTACACAGGTGGTTTGCGAATAAATCTTGCCCAGGTGACTGGCTTTATAACAGGCTTGGCAATCTTGCAGACGAAGTAACTGCACAGCTCGGCGGTAAAACATCAAATAAGGAGAATGAGGAAATGATTAAATACGGCTCACACAATACGGCTACACTCGCGTTTAAAAAGCAGTTAATTACGCTTTATAACATGAAAATCATCAAAACAAAAGTCGATAACTCAAACGGTTTCGGTGACGGTACACTGAAAGCTGTAAAAGAAGCACAGAGAGCAGGTAAGGTCACAGTTGATGGCATTGTAGGTGAGAAGACAATCAATGCTATCTATCATCTTATCAATGATTGCAATTGGGCTAAAGATAAAAAAATCGCAAATGCAAAAAAAGCACTTGGCTAATTAAAACCTAAAGGACATTTTTAATGTCTTGACAAACACATAATTGCAAAAAATCCCCCTCATCCGCCGTAAAAAAGCGAGTGAGGGGAATTTGTTATTTGTAGATTTGTTAGCTACTTGTTAGCTGTGTGTTAGCTACGATATGTATTTTTCCGTGTTTTAGAGTGATTTAAGTATAGCAAAACCCCAGTAAATATCGTATTTACCGGGGTAAAAAGCTATGGTGC